CCTAACCCCTCAAAAGGTCGGCACCGGAACCCAGATTGCATCCATCGTTCACCGTGGCTTCGCCTACGCCGTGGATGACGTTGCGATTTTGGCAGCGGGTGAAGACCCCATGCTTCACATCCGCAATCAGCTGGCTGATGCAATCAACAAGCTAAACAGTGTTCGTTTGTTTGAGCAGCTGACCGGCTTGTTCCACACTGCTCTTAACGGCCATCGCCTTGAGAAGCAGTTGGGTGGTTCTGGCGCTACTTCTGAGTCCAACTACCTGACCGCTGCAACTGTTGCAGAAGCTCGCTCCAAGCTGGGTGAGCGTGGTGAGGAGATGGATCTTCTGATCGTTCACCCCTCTGTCGCTTACTACCTGTATCAGGTTGGTCTGCTGACCTTCTCTACTTCTGCATTGGCTGCCTCTGGCGCAGTGACTTGGGGTGGTGGTGGTGTTGGCATTGGCGCTCGCGAGGTTGGTGAGTTCGCTGGTTGTCGCGTCATTGTTGACTCTCAGGTCAACACCAATGACCCAACTTCTACGGGTAACCGTCAGGAGTTCCGTTGTTACATGATGAAGTCCGGCACCATCCTTGAGGGTGTGCAGCAGGATCTTCGGATTGAAGCTGACCGGAACGTGCTCTCGAAACAAGACGTCCTGTCTGTGGACTACCACTCTGCCTATCACGTCATGGGCACCAAGTGGGGCTCCGCTGGTGACAACCCAACCAACGCAAACCTGCGTACCGGCAGCAACTGGTCTGCCACCTACGACATTGACCTCATCCCTATGGCTGAGATCTTTGTCAACACTCCTCTGGATAACGGACTCAAGTCCTGATCCTGATGAGGCAAATGGCCCTACCATTAGGTGGGGCCACCTTCTTTTTGGCATGGCATACAGCACTCCTAAAAAGCTGACCACCCGGCAAAAAGCTGCGATGGAGCGCCATGCAGAGCATCACACCAAAAAACACATGGCCGAAATGCGGCGTCTGATGAAGGCTGGTAAGACCTTCACAGAAGCGCATAAAATGGCAATGAAAAAGGTAGGGAAGTAAATCGTGGCTGCAACAATCACCGCTACTCTCAGCAGCGCGTCAGCCAACAGCTACGTGACCCTGGCTGAAGCCAACACGTATTTTGAAACCGTCCCAAGCAGCACGCAGTGGGACAACAAGAGTGACGACAACAAAAACCGTGCATTGATCTCAGCTACCCGCTGGATCGATACGTTGAATTTTTATGGTGATCGTTGCGATGCAGACCAAGCTTTGAGCTGGCCTCGCAATAATTATCACGTTGATCGGGTAGAGCTAGTTTGCACAGCCATTCCGAGCGACATCAAGTATGCAGCGTTCGAGTTGGCGAATGCTTTAGCCAATGACACGGACTCAATTACAGGGACTACCGGCGATACGGGGTTATACGAGTCCGTCAAGCTCGGCGAGATGGAAGTTAAGTACAACACTTCTAGTCAAGCTACGGGAACGGTCAATAATGTCTTTGATGTTTATCCTTGGCTCCAGTCTTACCTTGGTGCTTATTGCCTTGGTGGGAGCGGCAGCTACCAGATCCGTACCGTAAGAGGTTGACATGCCTGGAGCGCTAGACACCCTTTTCAAGAACGTTGCCAAATCGGTTGTTGCTGACTTGGGCAAGTCCTTTGACCATACAATTACTTATACGAAGAAAGCGTCTCCTAGCTATAACGTTGCCACTGGAGCGTTGACGACGACTGACACGACATATTCAATTGACGTGCCAGTTGAATTTATTGATTCTACGGAAGAGCAGGAAGGGCAAGAACAGCGTAAGGCAAAGCTGTATGTGACTCCTAATTTGATTGGCGACAACCAGCCTAATTTTGAAGATACGGTCACGTTGAAATACGCGGGATCTGACCGGATTGCTCAGATCGTGGATATTCGCACGTACAAAGGAGGTCAAGAGTATTTGTATATTCTTGAGGTGTTGTTCTAATGGCAAAGAAGCGCGGCATTGGGCAGATTGTGACTGACCTTGAGCAGCAGCTCAATAGCGACTTCAATGCTTTAATTGGCCTTACTGTTGAAGGCTTGTCTTCTGACATAAGCCCAGTGGACACGGGGTTTTTTGCGTCCAGCTGGAAAGCATCTACGCAAAGGCCGCAGGCAAAGGATGAAAAGACTGAGCCTTGGTCAACGTATAAGCAAGGTTCGAACAAAGGCACAGTCAAACCGCGCCATCCAATTCCTGAGTTTAATTATAAAAAGCAACCAACTGTCTATGTAGGGAATACAGCTGTATATGCCTTGCAAGCTTTTTCTTCTCCCAAATCAGGTATCCCACAGTTTGTTCAAGGTGAAATGCGAGATTTGGTGAATAGCACGTTCCAAGAAAAACGAGCAGGTAGGATTTTTGCTGCTACTGGACAGCGGTCGGTCGCACCTGTCGGCTATGAACAACTTGGTGGTTAAGTTATGACTCTTGTAAATGCTCGTGCTGCTTTTGAAAAGGCTGTAACCGACGCGGTCGTTGCAGCTGATGCAACCGTTTCAATGGTTTATGACAACGTTCGTTTTACGACGCCTGGCAAGGCTAAAAAATACGTTGTCATGAGCGTCAACTTCAACCGCTCAACGCTGCAAAATCAAGGTGCTGCGTCTGATTACTACAGCGGAGTAATCCAGTGCAACGTTTACGTCCCAAAATCAGGTGGAACGTCGGCGTTGTCTGCGATTAGCGAATCTGTTATTGACGGTTTGACCTCGGTAAACGCTACTGGCTATACAAATACATTTAGCGTTTCTCCAAGGGTTATGGACGTTACTGGGCCAAGTCCTATTGAGTTAGAGGACCGAGCGCATTTTTTGGGCATTATTTCTTGTCAATTTACTGCAGTCGTGTAGTATATTGATCGAAACGGCATTGATTTATGCGGGCCACCGAACTGCTTCGGAATAAGTTTGGCGTTAGCCAGCTTTATAAGTACGAGGTAAAAGAAGGCGACGAGGTGGTGCTTGAGGTGTTTTGGCACCCACTGACTATTGATGAGCGTGAGTCGATCCAGAAAAAGGTCGATGCTGGTGAAGGCAACGATTTTGCGCTTGGCCTGATGGTCGAGAAAGCTTTAGACGAAGACGGCAGACGGATGTTTCAAGATGGTGAAAAAGCTGCGCTTAGGAACGCTGTAGCTGCTTCTGTCCTTCAAGAGATCCAGCTAGCCATGCTGAACTCTGGAACGGAGCACAAGGTGGAGGAAGCGAAGGCAGACCTTAAAAGCGAATAACGACTGGTATTTTATTTTCTTCTTGGCGAAGGAGCTGGGCATGACGGTTGCTCAGCTTTCGCGTGACTTGACGCAAGAAGAGCTGGTCGGCTGGGCTGCTTATTTTGAGCTGCATAATGAGCAGCAGGAGAGAGCGGTCCAAAACGCCAAGACAGGGAGAGGGGCGAGAACGATGGGTGGGCGGTAGACTGGAGCGCAAGGCTCTACGTGTTTCGCTGTGGCTAACTACAACGTAGATATTGCGGTTGCTATAAAGGCTGCAGCTCTTAACACTTTTAACACAAAATTAAAAACTACCGAGCGAAACATTGGCAATATAAATACTTTACTGCTTGCTACTAGCAAAGCTACTGGCAGTTTCAACGATTTAAGTCAGTCGCTTGGGGCAGCCAATTCAAACTTAAATGCAGCTGTTCGAGGAACTAACAGTTACAAGTCAGCCATTTTGCAGGCGGCAAGAGCAGAAAGAGAACTAAATAGAGAGTTAAGTGCAAGAAGTCGGATTCAAAGCCAGTTAAGCAATTCTGGTTCAGGTTTTAGGGCTTTTAGCCAAAAAGCTGATCAACTTTCTGGCAGGCCATTGCGCAGGGAGCCGCTCCGTGTAACGCGACAAAGGCGAAAAGGGCTTGGTCAGTATTCTTCTTCTATTGGCCCTTCTCCTCAAGTTTCTGGAGCCGCTTTGCCTCCAGACTTTAATCAAGAAGTAGCAGCAGCTACTGCAGCCGCAAAAGCAGTTGAAAGTTTTGTCACCCAAACCGCCCAAAAGCGTCAAGATCTTTCAAATAAAGCGCATCAAAAAGCTACAGAACTTGCCAAACAGTTAGACAGAACACAGCTCGATTTGGACCTTAAAAGATCTGACACGAAAGGGAAGCTTAATAAGCAAACTTTTGATGATCTTATAAAGTTGGATAAAAACTATGGAAAAGATTTTGATAGACGCCTTAAAAATCGCACGGAAGCTCGCAAGAAGGCTGAAAATGACGTTGCAGACGCTCGCAAGAAAGCTGATCGCAAAGCTCAGACAAGAAAAAGCGCTCGCCAGCGGGGCCTCCAAGGCGCTGCACTTGGCGTCGGCTTTCCGCTGCTATTTGGCGGTGGAGCGGGCTCAATTGCTGGCGGTCTGTTAGGCAGCGGAGGCGGCTTTGGCGGGCAAATTCTTGGTAGTGCTGTTGGCCAGCAGCTTGATCAATTTATTCAAAAAACTGCAGAATTAGGCGTAGCTCTTAGTAAATCTGGTTTAGATATAGAAACGGTTGCTAAGGCTGCAGGTGAGTTGGGCTCTGAAGCTGAGCGTGTAATTAACGAGCTTAGGGAGGTTGCAGGAGCTGAAGAGGCTGCAGCAGTTGCGGCTGATTTACTGGCAAACAAAATTGGCCAAGATGGCGTAAAAGCGCTTGAAGAATTTGGCGCGGCAGGCCAAGAATTAGGTGCAGCAGTTAGCGAATTAAATACTGAATTTATGGTGTTGGCCGCGACTTTGCTTGGCCCCGTACTTAAAGGAATTGTTGGTTTAGTTCAAAGAGCTAATTTAGCCTCGCAAACTAGCAAAATGCTGTCAGAGGGCGGGCCAGAAGCGGAGCGTCTTAGGGCTGTCGGCAACAGAGTAACTGAGGCTGGCGGCAGCCAAGACGATAGAACTATTGCAATGCAGAATGAAGCAGGGAGGATCTTAGACGAACGTAGGCAGGCTGCATTGCAAACAGCTAGAGACACTTCTAAACAAAACAGTATATCTTTGCAAATATTGCAATCGGAAAATGAATTGCTAGAAGGCAAGGGTGATTTAACAGAAAAAATTAATTACTTAAAGGCGATAGAGATTGAAGGCTTAAAGCTTCAAAGAGATTTAAAAAAAGAAAACATAAGTTCGCTAGAACGGGAAATAGCGCTCGCAGAATACGCTGCCGGTATCAGAGGGCTAGAGAACCGAAGAGAGAGCGCTTTTGCGTCTCAGGCTGCAGAAGAGCAACGCAAAGCCGAGAAAGATCGCAGAGATGAAGAAAGAGCCGCAAAGAAAATTGAAGAAGCGCAAAGAAAAGAAAACGCAATTCTAAGAGAGATAAACTCATTGCAGATTTCTGCTTTTGACCTTACTTATAAATCCTTAGCACTGGCGGAAGGGGAAGAAAAGGCACTTCAGAGACAGGCTGCAGAGCTAACTACTAAATTTGACCTTTTAAGAGAAAACATAAAACTGTCAACAGAAGACGCAAGAATTAAAGATTTACTGTTGCAAAAACTTGACTTGCAGAAGCAACTAGAAAGTAACCAAATTGGCTCTAAGCAAAGAAGTTTGCAGGTCGAAAAAGCTATAACTGCAGAAAAGCAAAAGCAAGCGCTTGTTGCGATTGAAACTGATGTTGGTCGTCAAATACAAGACGCAAATTTCAGACCTACAGGCGATAGCGCCCAAGACGCTCAGATTGAGTTACGGATTGATCAAATTCGCAGGCAAGAGGACGTTACTACTCGTCTGACTAACGCAATAGAAGAGCATCAAAAAACTATCGATAATCCGCCTAATGCAGACGCGGCAATGAGGGCGGAAGAACAGCGTCAAAGTCTCCAGGACCAGCTTGACCTTTACAGTCAACTGCTGCCTCAGTTAGACGCAGCCGAGCAGGCTCAGCTTAGGTTTAACCAAGCTCTTGAAGCAGTGCAGCCGATTACAGATACAGTTGTAAGCGGTTTGTTCACTGCAATATCTGCTGTTGCTGAGGGGACGAAAACGGCAGAAGAAGCATTTGCTGATTTCTTGAAGAACATTGGCGACATGTTGATTCAAGCTGCCGCTCAAATGATTGCTCAGTATATTGCAATTGGTATTGCTAAGGCATTTGCTTTCGGTGGTAGCGACGGATTTAATCTCAGCCAACTTGGCGACAACCTTGGCGGGATCAACACTGGTTTTAACCTTCCTGCTATACCCCTCCAGTTTGCAGAAGGCGGCTACGTCACCGGCCCGACTAATGCTGTAGTTGGTGAGGGTGGTGAGCCGGAATACATCATCCCTCAGTCCAAGATGCGTGAAAGTATGGACAGGTATTCACGCGGTGCTCGTGGCTCTTCTGTTATTCCAGCAGTGGGCGGCGGTGGAGCGTCAGGCGAAGGCGGCGGGGCTGCTGTTGCCGCACCAATTGATGTCCGCTTTAAAGTGGAGCGTATCAACAACGTTGATTACGTGACTGCTGCAGAGTTCCAGCAAGGTATGCAGCAAGCAGCTAAACAAGGCGCACAGCGTGGTGAGCAACAAGCAATTAAGCGTTTGCAAATGAGCAGCAGCACTCGTAGGAGAGTCGGGCTATGAGCACAATTTCAGTTGGCAACTTTCTGTCTTTTCAGGATTCAGTAAACACTGACACTCAACTAGGTGCATACCAAACCACTGAGTTCTTTTTTCAAAACTTTTTCATAAGCCAAACCATGGATTACGACGGTGAGCAATATCAGTTTGCACCGTTTGGCTTTAGTGGCGTCACGATTAACCGCACTGCTGATGGTACGGATGCCAGCTTGGTGTTTCCAAATAATGCTTTGACTAGGCAATGGGCTCTAGACGCCATTGAAAACCGTTGGTTTGTGCGTGTTGATGTTGTGTTGGTTGACGCTTCCTCAACCAGCAATGTGGACATTGCAGGCCGCGTGCATCAATACTTCGGTCAAGTTTCGAGTGGCAGATGGGATCAAACCTCGCTGTCGCTAGCTGTTGGAACGATTTTGGATGCGGTAGGGGCTGACATCCCCCGTCGCAACTTGTCTCAAGAGCTTGTTGGTAATTTGCCTGTGACCAGCAATGTGTCGCTGCAGTGACCTGATTGGGATGCAGTTTGAGCTAGGTGCTGACGGCACCAACGGCAAGATTGACTGCATCCACCTTTGCTACATCGTGCTTGACCATCTAGGCATCGAAGCGCCAGCTTTTAAGGCTTCTTGGTACGAGAGCGGTAAATACGAAACGCTGAGAGATCTTTTGCTTTGGGGCGACAGGGTTTTAGACCCTGAGTATGATGGCGATATTCTGCTCCTTCCGCAGCAGAGCTGGGCATTTGCAGTCTTATGGCAGAAGGGCGTTCTATACATCAACGAAAGGACGCAGAAGGTGGCGTGGTCTTCGGTTCGTATGTTTACGACGCTCCATTGCTTCCGTACGAAAAGCAGCTCATTGCAACAATTGGGTCAAACGAGGAAGAGTACCGGCAGTTTGTTGGTGAAGTCATAAGGCGTAGCAGGACGCAGCCTGCAGGTTATGAGCATATTCCTGACATTAAAAATGATGCTGTCATAACTCCGCTTCTTGTCAGCCTTGCGGTTGGCATTCTTTCAACAGCAGTTTCATACCTGTTGACGCCTAAACCTAGATCGCTTCGTGGTCAAGATGAAACCACACAGCGACAGCTAGACAGTATCCGTGGCGGCAATCGGTTCACGCCTTCTAGAGGCTTTGACACAACAGCAGAGCTTGCAGATTACAACTCACCTATCCCAATCATTTTTGGCTTCTACAACGAGGTGGAGCGTGTCGGTGGAATGCTTGTCACACCGCGTCTTGTGTGGTCAAGGATGCTCAGCTATGGCCGTCAGCAATCAGCGAAACTTATGTTTGTTGTTGGTGAACAAGGCAAAGCAGACAACATAGGGCCAGACGGGATTGCTTTCCCTTCTCTTAGTGGACTTTTTATTGGCAATAATGCGCTTGACTCAATTTATTCAAACTATTTTGCTTTTTACTGGAAACGCAATACGACTGCTTCTGGTTTTAGCAGGATTGAAAATCAAAACAGGGCTTTTGGTTCTGGCGGCTCGCTTGAATCTGCAGACCCCAACGCAGGTCGTTTTGGTTTAAATGACGATGTTTTCTTGTGTCCAACTCGTGCTGGTGAATTTGAAAAAGGATTTTGCCATAGTTATACGCCAAGCAATAATACACAATTTGGTGTTTATTCGTCTATCGCAAACGGAAACGCTTATAGGGTTAATTGGCGCGTTATAAGCATTCCAGAGAGAAACCCAGGCCAAGACTTCAAAAATGATCCTGGTGGAACGCTAAGGGATGAACGCAAAAAGATTTGCGGTAACGAAGAAATGGAAGGCACTGGCCGTAATTATAGCCGTCGAATGGGCATTATTAAACATAATGGCACTGAAACATCAGACGATCTTTTTGAGGTGAAAAATGTTGCTGTTGACGATATAATCTTTTTTCTCATTAGTGATTCACGTCTTAAGAAAGACTTTTACTCAGATACGGTCACTGTTGAAGATATAAACAGCGAGGTTGAGTCGCAGCAAGTGACAGCTGATGATGCAATGCAAATTGGTGAGCTTTTTTCAATAGGCTCAACGGTGTGGCAAGTCATTAGACGCGACAAGCCTCAATACGATCCAGGCAAAGGTGATCAAGGAATTACCCTCAAATGTATTGATACACAGGATGCGTTTGAGCCAGTTATTGGAATTGTCAACGCTTCAAACGTTGTGCATCCTGGAGGAGAGATTAGCGACACTATTGATGGCAAGGCTACGGTTGGGGAAGGATTTTTTCCAATTATGCGTTTTGCGCGGGGCTCAATACGCAATAGCCGCGCTTGCGATGTAACTGAAATTGGTTTAAAAAGCATTGTGTTCCAAAAGTTAAACGGTCTTTGCAACTTTATGAGCTTGCCTTCGCCGGGTCAGCTCGACGAAGCTGACGAAGATTTAGTACAGCTGTCGTCTGGAACGATTAGCTCACATATCAACCGGTCGTCAATTTTTACTGTTTACGTTCGGCAAGCGGGCTTGAACGCAAGTGGCGATGAGTTTACTTACGAGCGCATACCTTTGGACTTTGTGGTTACAGGCAACAAGCCAGTAGCTCAGTATAATTTTATTCGTTTCTATCATCCCGTCACACCAGCTGAGTATGAATATAAATTTGTGCCTAGGAGTGGAGCTGATTTGCGTTCTCGCCCTGGTGAGGCTGAATACATTCAATTGAACGCAGCAGCAGCAGACACTAGGCCAACTTTTGCACGCTCAGTGTCAGTTGGTTCGTATGGCATTTTCAAGGTTGTGACAACAGGCAGAAGCGTAGATAAATCAACAATTAGCTCAAACAAAGAGTTTTTCAATAATGTCAGGGTGACAAAGGGAACTACGAGGTTTGATTTCCCTTCAAGCGTTGGTATTGATACGTATATTCCAGATGACCAGCCAGAAGAGACGACATTCCTGGAAGCGATAGATGATCAAACTCGTCGTGATGGCAATGTTGCAACATTGGTCCAGGATCCAGTCAATATAAGTGTTGGCCGAATGGGTGCATTTGGATATGAAGCGTTTGGCAATTCAGATGCTGATGGAACGCCTGTTGGAGGACGTAGGACCTTTAGGACTAAAGAATTTGTTACTGGAGGTCGGTGGGTTGAATTAGAGTTTTTGGTTCAAAAAATTGCATTACCTGATGGTCATTTTGCCAAACCAGGTCAACAAACTACTTGGGCGATTGGAGACTATAGCGCTGGCTTAACAATTAGAGTCGTCGATAGTTCGCCTGGTTGGGACTCTCTTTCTCGCTTTACTATACGGCGTGGCGATGGCAGCACGGCAACCACTCCGGCTGGGACGCAAGATTATCAATCAAGCAACCCGTTTCAAGCAGGCGGATTAACGATGTCTGGCTATGAATTTGTAGCAACTGGCGTTCGAACCACAGGGTCGGTTTTAGGCCGCTCACAGGGTTACTTTGAAGAAATCTTTGGCCCCGCAACCTCTTACGGAATTGGAACGCAAAGAGCCCATGTAATTAGCACAACAGCTTCAAACGGTAAAAAAATAGCGATTACTTTGCAGTCTGAGGTTGAAAGGAGAGACGGCCATTGGAGCGGCAGATCTCAGCTATGGACTCACCCTACAATTACTGTGACAGAAGATGAGACCGTAACAGATAAGACTTGGGTCATTGGAGACACGTTTGAGGACAAAAAAACTGTAAGCGCGTCAAATATATTTGCAGCTCAATACAGACAATTAAACAAACAAATTGGAATACGATTTAGTATTGAAGCTGTTGCAGAAACAATTGTCACAGCTGAGTCACTGTCTGGTGATCGTGGTTTTGCATTCCAAACTCAATACGCTGACATTAGCTTTTACGGTGACCTTGTGCAAAGGTCAAACGAAAACGAACCAGAGCATAGTGTGGTGTATGTAAATGAATTGATTGAAAATGACCCAATTCCTGATTACACAAAATTAACCACTGCTGGTTTAGTGTTGCGTGCCAGCAACACATTCACCCGCCTAGACCAGCTGCGCGTGTGGCTTGCCAGGGGAGTGCAGGTCCGTAGATTGCACCCTGACTTAAGCGCTTACAACGATTCTGCAAATACAACAAGCGAAGGCCCAAGCAATCTGTTCACCGATCTTGTGTTTTACCTGTTAACCAATTACACAGCCGGTGCGGGCAGCCTTTTAAACATGAGCGCTGCTGAGCCAAATCTTATAAATGTGTCAGATCTTGAGGCAACCTCACGTTTCTTACGAGCCAACAAAATTTTCTGCAATGGCGCTATTACTGAGAAGGTGAACATCAGAGAATTTATTTCTAGCAACGCGCCTAAGTTTTTGTGCAACTTCGTCTTGAGCAACGGAAAATTTTCATTGCTGCCTGCTCTGCCAACTCAAGCCAGTGGAGAAATAAGCACTGACCCCATTGAGGTAAAGCAGATTTTTACCTCAGGTAACATTCTTGAAGACACATTTGAGCTTGAGTTTTTAGGTGCGGAAGAGCGCAGAGACTTTAGAGCAGTGGTTCGTTACCGCTACGAACGGCAGAACAAATTGCCGGAAGAGAGAACACTGGCGGTAAGCCTTTCGACTAGCAGTGATGTCGTACCTGTCGAAACATTTGACCTGACTCAGTTTTGCACAAGTCGTCAGCACGCATTTATGGTTGGCAAATATTTCCTAGCATTGCGGAAACTTGTCACGCATAGCGTTACGTTTGGCACGACTATTGATGGTTTAAACCTTGCGCCTGGTGACTTTATCAAGGTCATAACCGAGGCCAGTCCTTATACGCCTGCTTCGCTTGGGACGGTTAGCAGCACTGGTGTTATTACGAGTGCCAGTGATATTGCCGATGGAACTTATTCTGTGTCTTACTACACAACAACTTCCCAGGACATATTAGGCGGGCAAATGCAGGTTTCAAATGGTTCAGTTACAGATTCAACTTTCTACAATTCAATTTTTACTATTACGAGTTCGTCAACATCAGAAGGCATTTATTTAGTTGAGCAGCTTACTTTTGAAGAGGATATGACGATTCGGATTGTTGCTTCTGAATACCCATGCGATAGTGCGCAGGTCAGTGAGCTGGCTAAACTGGTGGTTGATGACGCTGCCTTTAAAACGCAAGGGCCTTCGTAATGGCATATCCAATCGCGCTCAAGCCAACTAGCAGGTCCTTTAATCCTGGCGATTATCCGGTCAAGGCATTTAAGTCTCAAAGCGGCGCCGAAACACGGATCCTTTACGGAAACCGCCGCACCAACCTGAAGCTGTCGTTGACATATGAAAACATTTCTGACGCAAGCGCTGAGCTTTTTATCGACCATTACGACGAGACTCAGGGTACGTTTGCCACTTTTGATGTAGCAAGCGCAAGTACAAGTGATGGAGCCAGGACGGGCTGGGAAGGCAACTCAACAGCAATTGGCGCGAACTCTTCGGGGAATGCGTATAGGTATGAGGGCCCACCAGAGCTAACGCAGGTGCGGCCTGGTATTAGCACTGTTACAGTGAATCTGATTGGCGTGCTCTGATGACCAAGGTTTATACAGGCAGAGACGGTGTTTTGCAGCTAGCCGGTAACACCTTGGCAAAGGTGACTAATTTTAGTTTGCAGGCTGATTTAGAAATACTTGAGACAACAACGTTAGGCGAAAACATTCGCAGTTATACGCCTGGCATTTTGGGTTACTCAGGCAGCGCATCTTTACTGTATTACAAAGATAGTGCTGGCGTAGTTAACACCACCGAGGTTTTAAATAAGCTGATTAAAACAGGCACAGACGGGGTGTCTTCAAGCGACACGGTGCAACTGACGTTGCGCTGGGTTGATGGAACGGATCAGAATGACATTGTGCTTACTGCTTATATTGTTAGCGCCACCATGGGCGCAGCAACAGGGGAGATCACTAAAGCAGACGTGTCATTCACAGGCACTGGCGCACTGTCTACAGTTTCAATCTCATGACTGTTTATCTTGGTACGTTTGGCAAAGTTGAGCTGCAACGTGAGTTTGACGGCGGCGAAATAACCGGAACTATCAACTCGTCAGATGTAAATGCAACTGGTAAACGTTTTAGCTTTGACTTTGACCACGGGCAATTGTTGAGTGGTGATCAAATAGAAATCACTAGCACTAACGCTGCAGCGCTTGCTTTTATCGATAGTTATACGGACTCAAGCGTAAAAAAGTTTATCCATGTTGATGAGTTAGACGGCATTCGTTTGTATAACTCATTTGCCCATGCGGTAAATGGTGGCACGACTAATGCTGTTGCTTTAGCCGCAATCTCAAGCAACATTCCAATTAGGGTAAAAGTGGCCAATGCAGAGCGTCGACTGCTTGCACAATGCAATGGCTACGAGCTAAATACAGAGCGCGAAACTGTAGACACAACAACGCTTTCTGATGAGTTTAGAAGCCGCATTAGTACGTTAATGTCTGGGTCTGGCCGGATGTCTTGCTTTTGGGAATACACGGGCAACACGTCAGACGAACTAGCAAATTATTTGCTTGAATTGCAGATACGTACCAAAGTAGGCAGTCAGTTTAAGGCAAGGTTTTATTTAAAGACTGATGCTTACAACCCAAGTGGAGTAGCGGCAAATGCGAATGACAACATTTGGTATGAGTTCAGCGGCGTGCTAACAAGCTGCGCTGTGCAGTTTTCGCCGTCTAATTTGGTAGAGATCACGGCGGACTTTATTACGACAGGTGCCATTCAAATTCGCATGGAGCTTGAGTCGGTTGACAAGATGCTGCAAGAGGACACAGGCGAAATCCTGCTTGAACAGGGCACGACAGACGCTTTAGGGCTAGAAGGTGACTGACACAGCCTCTATGATGAAGGGCATCTAGTGCCCCCAGCGCAGGCGTCATGGCAGATCTTAAAATCAGTGCCCTTAACGCTTTGGCTGGGACGGACCTTGCCGCAGCAGACCTAGCAGCAGTCGTTGACTCAAGCGCAAGCGAAACTAAGAAACTTACTGTTAGCGACCTAATTGCATTTGGCGTCACGGTCATCAGTGATGACACAATCCCTGGCGCAAAGATTCTGTTTGCTGCAGGCGATATTGCAACAGCAGCCCTTGCTGATTCTGCGGTTACGACAGCCAAAGTTGCTGACGATGCAATTACAGGCGCAAAGCTTGCAAACGAGTCGACAGTTGATCTGGTTACAACGCTGCCTAGCTCTGGAGCGTTTACTGGGCAGCTTGCTTTAGATACTGACGATTCAAAGCTCTACATCTGGAACGGTTCGGCGTGGATCAGCTTGAAAGCGGCTGGATCGCTGAACACTGCTAGTGGCAGCACCACCGGCATCGTCAACATCACGACGACAACAAGCGGTGACACAGTAACGATTGCAGCAACGATTGATAACAGCACTGGCGCCAATCAATTTTTAGCTGGCCCGACCAGTGGTGCTGGTTCATTGGCGTATCGCACGATTGCAGGGTCTGACATCCCAGTCGCAACCGCAAGTGCTAAAGGCGGTGTTGTGGTCAATGGTGAAGGGCTCCGTATGGACTCCAACACTCTTGAAATAGCCAATGATGTAACCCTCAGCACAACGCACCACCTCGTCACCTATGACGCAAAGGGCCTGATTACAGGCGGCAGGGTGCTTGCTGCTGGTGACCTACCTGTTGCAACGTCTACTGCTGCTGGTGCGGTCATTCCTGGCAGTGGCTTAGCAGTTGATGCGTCAGGCAACCTGAACCACAACAGCACGGTTTCGACTGGCACCTACACAAAGGTGACCGTCAATGCTCAAGGTCACATCACTGCAGGTGCAACCTTAGTCGCTGCTGATATCCCAGATTTATCAGCGGCAAAGTTGACTAGCGGAACAATACCTAGCGCTTTGATCGCTACGGATGCTGTAACTGGCGCAAAACTTTCAGATAGCTCGGTTACGAAGTTTGGTGGCGCCGGAGCCACAGACAATATTGTTACCTTCCCTACTGCTGACTTCAAGGGTCAGTTCTTCTTCGATGAGAAGAATGAAGACCTTTATGTAAGTACGGGTAACTCTTTCCTGCCGATCACGGTTATCAGCGGCAACCTGATTCTTGCTGGTGTTTATAACGCAAGCTCTAACCTGCTGACCAGCGTCACGACGGCTGGCTCGGCTGCAGGCTTTACGGCTGGGTCGGCCTTGCCTGCACCTGCTGTTACCAACCTGAACTACTACGTGGTTGTTGACACGAGTGGAACGGGTTCAGGTTCAGCGCCTGCAGTGAGCTTGGCTCCGCCAGACATGTTGGTGTCACTAGGAGCTGGGTCAACGTTCTCACTCGTTGATGTTTCCAACGCTATTGCTGGACAAACTGCAGCCAACATTTCAGTCACGCCTGCAGGTTCTATTTCATCAACCAATGTGCAGTCAGCCCTGCAGGAGCTTGACTCAGAGAAGCTTGGTGCTGCTAGCCCAACGTTTACTGGAACGGTGCTGCTGGGCCAAAACGCTGTATTGGCGTTTGAAGGCTCTGGAGCGGATGACCACGAGACCACGATTACGGTCACCAACCCAACGGCTGATCGAACGATCACATTCCCCAATGTCAGCGGCAACGTCGTAACAACAGGTGATACGGGGACAGTTACCAGTGCAATGATCGCTGATGCCACAATCGTCAATGCTGACGTAAGTACAACTGCAGAGATTGCGGTCAGCAAGCTGGCTAACGGCAGTGCTCGTCAACTGCTGCAAACAGCATCAAACGGCACAGATGTTGAGTTCACTAGCAACGTGGACATTCCTGGAACGTTGGATGTCACCAATGGGGTGACGCTTGATTCAACGTTACAGGTTGATGGTATTGCGACATTTAACGCAAATATTGTGATGGAGGGCACGTCGCCGGATGCCCATGAGTTGACGCTGACTTGCAATCCAACAGCAGATGTAACGGTGACGCTGCCTGATGCAACGACAACTGTTGCGGGTCTTGCTCTTGCTCAGAGCTTCACTAAGGCGCAGCGTGGAGCGGTTGTGGCATTAAGTGATGCGGCGACCATTGCTGTTGACCTAAGCCTTGGCAATAACTTCAGCGTGACGCTTGCTGGCAACCGTACTTTGGGCGATCCAACAAACGTAACGGCTGGTCAATCTGGTGTGATTGTGGTGACGCAGGATGGAACGGGAAGCCGGACACTGGCTTATGGCGGGACAAAGTATAAGTTTGCTGGTGGCACCGCTCCAACACTGAC